ACCGACTCAAGATCAGATTTTAAACACTACTAGAGTTGTTGAAGAGCATTCCATTCATCCATGTAACTTTGCTCTAGCTAGGGCGATGGTTGGGGATAAAAGCGACAACATTGATGGACTACAAGGCGTAGGACTCAAGACAGTCGCAAAGGCTTTCCCCTTTTTGTCAGAGAATAAGGACTACTATCTGAGTGATCTAAAAGAACATTCTGAGCGAGAAGAATCAAAACTTGCGATTTATAATAAAGTAATTGACGATTACGATAAGGTGTGTGATAATTACTCCATAATGCAGTTGAGCACACCACTGATTTCCATTCAGTGTGCCAATTTTATTAATTCAACTTTTGAGGAATACAAACCCATGTTCAACAAGACCGAAATAAACAAGATGATGTCTGTTGACGGCGCAACTTCCCTGAACATCGACTGTTTGAAGACTACTTTCAACTCTATGGTCGAGTCAGGAGTAAGTTACGACTAATGGATAAAACTAAACAAGACTTCTCTAAGTTCGGAAAGAACTTTCAAGAAAATCTATGCCATTTAATTCTGGATGATCGACCATTTGCAGATCAGATCTTTGAAGTTTTAGATATAAACTTTCTTGAGTTAACATATCTTAGAGTCTTTGTAAATAAAATCAAAAGTTACAAAAAGAAGTATGGAGTCCACCCAACTAGGAAGGTCATGACTAGTATTTTGCGCACAGGTATTGCTGAAGAGCAAGACTCCGTGCAAAAGATGCTCAGAGATTACTATGCAAGAGTTTTGTCTCAAGAGGTGGACCACTCAGAATCTGGGTACATTAAAGACACTGCACTTGATTTTTGCAAAAAACAGAAGTTGCAGGAAGCGATGATTGAGTGTGTTCCACTACTCAAGAAATCGTCTTTTGATCAGGTTGCCAAAGTGATCAACAATGCTCTTAAGTTAGGAACGTCCAATGACCTTGGGTATGATTACATGAAGGACTTTGAAGCGAGGTTTGAAAAGAAGGCAAGAGATCCAGTCACTACTGGGTGGGATTCGTTGGATGATATTTCAAAAGGAGGACTCGGTAAAGGTGAGTTGGGTGTTGTTATCGCACCAACTGGCGCAGGTAAGTCTATGGTGTTGGTGCACCTTGGGTCAAAAGCGCTCCAAGAAGGAAAGAATGTAGTTCATTACACTCTTGAGTTGGCGGATGTTGTTGTTGCAAATAGGTACGATAGTTGTATCACGGGGTATCATCTTAATGATATAACTACATTTAAAGAACAAATTTATGATGAGTTGAAAGATCTCCCAGGCAAACTCATTGTGAAGGAGTACCCAACGAGATCGGCAAACATTCAGACGATAAAGAACCACATTGAAAAAATGAAAAATCAAGATTTCACTCCAGATGTGATAATCGTTGACTATGCAGATTTGATCAAACCAGAGGGGTCCTCAAGAGAAGAGAAGAGGCACCAACTTGAGGCTATATATGAAGAATTGAGAGGTATTTCGCAAGAGGTGGGTTGTCCAATCTGGACCGCATCTCAGACTAATCGGTCTGGTCTCAATGCAGAGGTCATTACTATGGAATCAATATCTGAAGCGTTCAATAAGTGTTTCGTCGCAGATTTTATTTTCTCCGTTTCAAGAACTGTCGAAGACAAAAATACAAATGGCGGAAGAATATTTATCGCCAAAAACAGAAATGGTCCTGATGGACTGATATATCCTATATTTATGGATACTGCAAACGTGAAGATCAAGGTCTTGCCGAAAGCATTGGAGCAGGAGGAATTAGATGACTTTGTCAAAAACGCAGCAAAAAGACAAAAAGAGGTGCTACAAGAAAAATACAACAAGTTTAAAGGAGGGTCGAAAAAGTGAGTTTATCAAATGACATTTTGTCAGAAATAACTGTGCACATGAAATATGCCAAGTATGTGCCAGAGAACAACAGGAGAGAGACATGGCATGAGTTGGTTTCAAGAAATATGGAGATGCATTTAAAGAAATTTCCAGAATTAGAGTTACAAATCAGAAAAAACTATAAGTTAGTTTTTGATAAAAAGGTGCTGCCCTCAATGAGGTCCTTGCAATTTGGTGGTAAACCCATTGAAGTTGCTCCAAACAGGATTTTCAACTGTGCCTTTATGCCAATCGATGATTGGCGCTCATTTGGCGAGGCGATGTTCTTGCTGCTTGGTGGTACGGGTGTTGGATATAGTGTTCAAAAACATCACGTCGAAAAACTACCAGAAATTACCAGACCAAACATGAATAGAACACGAAGGTTTTTGGTCAACGACTCCATTGAAGGTTGGGCAGATGCTGTAAAGGCACTAGTTCGTTCTTATTTCAATGGAGGATCTAGACTTAGATTTGATTATACAGACATCCGTCCAAAAGGTGCGGCCCTCGTAACATCGGGGGGCAAAGCACCTGGACCACAACCACTCAGAGAGTGTCTTGTGAAGTTGGAAGGTATGTTATCTGAAAAGGAGAATGGTGACAAACTTTCTTCTATTGAAGTCCACGATATGGTTTGCCATATCGCAGATGCTGTGCTTGCGGGAGGTATTCGCAGGGCAGCACTTATATCGTTATTCTCAGCAGATGACGAGGAAATGATCTCTGCTAAGACTGGCAATTGGTGGGAGACCAACCCACAACGAGGCAGGGCAAACAACTCGGTTGTATTGTTGAGGCACAAGATTGATAAAGAATATTTTATGAACTTGTGGGACAGAGTAAAAGCATCAGGAGCAGGAGAGCCTGGGTTTTATTTTTCCAACGACAAGGACTGGGGCACTAACCCATGTTGTGAGATCGGTCTTCGACCGTATCAGTTTTGTAATTTGACCGAAGTCAATGTGTCTGATCTTGAGAGTCAGGAGGACCTCAATGATAGAGTCCGAGCGGCCACTTTTATCGGAACGCTTCAGGCGAGTTACACTGATTTTCATTATCTTAGAGACGTGTGGAGGAGAACCACAGAGAAGGATGCCCTCATTGGTGTATCTATGACAGGTATCGCATCAGGTAAAGTTTTGTTGCTGGATATGAAAGAAGCAGCGCAAACAGTAAAGAAGGAGAATACCCGCGTTGCTGAGTTAATTGGTATTAAACCAGCAGCTAGAACAACTTGCGTCAAACCCGCAGGCACAACGAGTCTTGCGCTTGGTACTTCATCTGGTATCCACGCATGGCACAACGACTATTACATTCGTCGCATTCGAGTTGGAAAGAACGAACCGATTTATTCTTACCTAGTGAACAATCATCCAGAACTGGTGGAAGACGAATACTTTAGTCCGCATAGCACAGCAGTTATTTCAATCCCTCAGCGCGCCCCAGAGGGTGCTATAATGAGAACGGAGTCTGCTCTCCAGTTGCTGAAGAGAGTAAAACAAGTAACTGACGAATGGGTAAAACCAGGTTTCCGAAAGGGTCAGAATACTCATAACATCTCCGCAACCGTGTCAATCAAGGACGCTGAGTGGGTCGACGTCGGTGAATGGATGTGGGAAAACAGAAACAGTTACAATGGATTATCAGTCCTTCCGTACGACGGCGGTACATATACCCAGGCACCATTTGAAGACTGCTCTAAAGAAACCTATGAAGCGATGATGTCTTCGCTTACAAAGGTTGACCTTTCGAAGGTCGTTGAAGAGGAAGACAACACGGATCTCAAGGGCGAGGTTGCTTGTGCTGGTGGCGCATGTGAAGTGAGTTTTGTATAAATGATAACTCTATCTGAATCCGCTGCGAAAAAGATGAAAGCAATGCTTGCAAGCAAAGAAGAGACAGGGGTACGCGCCGCCGTTCAGGGCGGCGGGTGCTCTGGTTTCACATACAGATTGCTGTTTGACGATAAGAACGAGGGTGACAAGGTGCTGGAGGATAAGGGAGTTGAGATTTACGTTGATCGCAAGAGTTTCCTATATTTGATGGGTACAATGATCGACTTCGTAGACGAACTAAACCAGGCTGGGTTTAAGTTTGTTAATCCAAATGCCAAACGAACCTGCGGTTGCGGCGAGAGTTTTTCGATATAACCCACTTGTCTCAAACACTTCACACAAATGGCACAACAACATATCTAGCATAGGTTATACTTACCCCAGTTAAAAGGAGTTTATAGTAATGTTAGAGATGATTTTTCCCCTTGTTGGTCTTACCCTCGCTGGAGCAGCCGTTATGAGTAACGATGCTGTTCAAACTTTAGGAACATTTATGGTGTCGAACAAGAAGACACCTTGGTGGAAACTGTGGGCCGCTGCCTCATCAGTGCTTGTTGCAACTGTTCTATACAGTTGGTTTGCATACGGGGGAGACATATCCTTCGGACGCCTAGAGAAGATACCCTTCGTCACAGTTGAATGGTACCACGCTCTGGCTCCAGGTGTCTTACTGTTGTTAACAAGGTATGGTATTCCAGTTTCTACAACATTCTTGGTGCTGTCTGCCTTTGCTAGTACTGTTGTTTTTGAAAAGATGTTACTGAAGAGCGTGATGGGATACGCCATTGCAGCAACAGTTGCTTATACATTTTGGATGATTCTGTCCAAATACTTGGACGAAAAGAAGAAGGTTAAACCAGATCATGAACGTGCCTGGCGCATCGCCCAGTGGGGTACAACGGGATTCTTATGGTTCACTTGGTTAAGTCATGACCTCGCGAACATAGCAGTGTTCGCACCAAGACAGATGAGCGTAGAGTTCTTGTCATGCGTGCTTGTGTTGTTGGTGTCCGTGTTAGGGTACGTCTTTTATACCAAGGGCGGCAAGATACAGCAGATAGTAATTGAGAAATCCTCTACGTCTTACGTGCGCTCGGCCACGATCATCGATGCGGTTTATGCATTTATCCTGCTGTACCTAAAGCAGATGAACAACATTCCCATGAGTACAACGTGGGTGTTTGTAGGGTTGCTCTGCGGTCGAGAACTTGCTATCGCAACGAGGATGGATAGAAAGGTGAAGAAGGTCTTTCCTCTTGTCGCTAAGGACTTCATGAAGATGATGTTGGGACTGTCCGTTTCGATCATCATAGTGTTACTGGTTCAGGAGGTGTCGTGAACGATGGCAAGGTTACTGTTATTGCAAGCGGCTATCATCTACGTATGGTATATGTTTCCGCCCCTTCAGTCTTAAATAATTTTATTTCATTTTGTAGAAAAAACACTTGCATTAGTTGATATAATTTAGTATTATTATTCTACCAATGGAAAGGAGTTACTATGTTTGGTGATAGAGAAGAAGATCATATGACAAAGGACGAGCACATCGTCAAATTTATTAAGGCATTTGTTGCCATTGAAGAGGAGATGCAACCTCTCAAAGAGCATCTAAAAGACCTAAGAACCAGTTATGCTGAGAACGATTGGTTAACTAAAGAAGATATGCGCATGGCGGTCAAGGTGTATCGAATGTTGAAGCAAGGTGATGACCTTGAGATGATTACCGATTACTTCAACCACTTAAAGCAAAACTTCGGAGGCGCAAATGACTGAGGTGAAGAGGTTAAAGCCAGTCAATAGACACATCTCTATCGTCCCTCATTACAAGACTGAGAAGACTGATAGTGGAGTTATATTGCCTGACGACTTCAAGCAAGAAGAGGCTCGCTACATTAAGGCAACGGTTGTCGACATCGCTTCTGACTGTAAGAGGGATTTTCACGAACTCAGATACGGTACTGTGGGACCAAAGGAGATCGTTGTCGATAAGTCCATGATAGAGTCTGTAGAGATCGGTGACAGCGTTCATTACATGATATTGGAAAATTACGTAGTTGGAATCTACAGGAGACCGAATGAGAATTGATTTGTTTGGAGACGACATCGGTGCGGTTGAGTACATTTCGCATATGGGTTCGGATTTGTCAGTTGTCAATGCCGCAAGAGTTTCTTTTGGAACAGAAAAAGGCGAGGTAGGTGAGAAAGATATTAAACTTATTAACTACCTTATGGCGCACAACCATTCGTCCCCCTTTGAACACTGTGCTATTACTTTTCGTTTTACCGTGCCTTTGTTTATTCGCAGTCAGCACCACAGGCATCGTACTTGGGCTTATAATGAAATATCTCGCCGATATACTGACGTAGACATTGAATTTTATGAACCTAGAGAATTTAGGACACAACACAAAAGCAATAGACAAGCGAGCAATTTGGAATTTATCAACCCCATTGTTGAGTATAACAGGTCAGGATTCCCAGTCTCCGCGAATGCCTCTAGTTTGGTCGAGACTCACCATCAAGAGTGTTTGAAACTTTTTGAGGAACTTATAGGTTCTGGTGTCTGCCGAGAGCAGGCTAGGGGGGTGCTACCCCAGAACTTGTATACCAAATACTATGGCACTGTCAACCTTCACAATTTGTTGAAGTTTGTGCAACTAAGAACTCACGAAGGGGCGCAGTGGGAGATACAACAAGTTGCCGAAGCGTGCCTAGAGATTGCAGAGGAACATTTCCCCCACTCAGTCCACTCGTTCATACAAAAGAAGATGGAGAAGTAATGGCGTTTCTGTTCTCACTTTGCCTGTTGTCTAGCCAGTACTTGGAACTCACCGACTATCAGCACAGTAACATGTGTAAGTATGAGGATACAATAAGGTCAGAGGCAAAGCGCAACTCTCTAGATCCTGCACTGCTTGCAGCGGTTATATATGTTGAAAGTGGGTTTTACAAAAATGCGGTCAGTCCCGCTGGCGCTTGTGGGTTAACGCAGGTAGTGCCAAAGTGGACTGGAGGACCAGAAAGTATGTTTACAAAATATACTTGCAAACAACTAAAAGACCCAAATACATCAATAAGAGTTGGAGCGGAGATACTGTCTTATCACATTAGAGTGTACGCTGTTGGCAATGTTGATAGGGGGTTGTGCTACTACAATGCAGGCACAAAATGCATCACAAAGAAGGGATTTTATAAAAGGCTATATTATGTTAAAAAAGTTAAGCGCATATATCGTCTGCTTTCTGACGATTGTTAGTTGCAGCGATGAGATCACGGTCGGTCCATCCGACATGGAACAACCCAGAAGTCTTGTGTCGGATGCCAGGACTCAGGATGTCCAAGTTATTACAATACCAGACATTACTGTTGATGCGTGGGTAGACCCATGCGCGAATATATCAAATACACATGTTAGGTTTTGTGACTGCAATCCGACTTGTTGTCAGCAGCAAACCTGGTACTGTCCACCCCAAGGTGTAGAAGTTCAGGCAAGGTACGCAGTTCTGGATATTTGCGACGAAAATCTGACTCCCTGCGACAGGAACAGAGACCCCAACTGCCCTCCTGCAGAAATAATCGAACAGACTGAGTGCCAGCATGCTTTTGACTGTCCACCTGGTATAAATGAGGACTTTACCATGTACTATGACTGTGAAATAGATGGTACTTCTGGTACTCAACAGGTTAGGTGCGACAAAGGTCGCCTTTATTACGGCGAATGTGTTACCTGCTTCGAGGAAGAGGAGGTCTGCGACAGTATTGACAATGATTGTGACGGACAGATTGACGAGAACCAACTTAATGCCTGCGGCGGATGCGGACAGGTGCCTGAAGATATTTGCGACGGATTAGATAACGACTGCGATACTTTTATCGATGAGCAACTGATAAGAGAGTGCACAACCATCTGTAATTCTGGACTTGAGATCTGCGGTAACGGCAACTGGGTGGGGTGTACTGCCCAGCGACCAGTCGACGAAGAGTGTGATGGACAGGACAACGACTGTGATAACTTTGTTGATGAGGGGTTGAACTGTCAATGTCCACCCGAGTCAGTTGGGGCCCTGGTTCCCTGCATGGAACCACCACTGACTTGTGGTATGGGATTCAAGACTTGTGAGTGTGTGAATGAGGAGTGCCAAGTCACACAGATGACCGAGTGTTTTGCTCTGTGTCACTGGATCCCAGAACTCGAACAGGACGGACAAACCTGTGATCAGTTTACTGGCATCCCCACAAATCCAGAGTTGTGCAACAATTTTGACGAGGACTGTGATGTCCTGGTGGACGAGCAGTTGACCCGACCATGCTATACGGGCCCAGAGGGCACGCTGAATATTGGTGTCTGCGCAGAAGGTCTCCAGGTTTGTGATGCAGGACAATGGTTTGGCCAAGATGCCGCTGGTAGACAGATATCTGATCTTTGCGGTGGCGAGACCTTACCAAGTGACGAGATATGTGACGGTGCAGATAACGACTGCGACGGCATTGTTGACTATGGGGAGGAGATACCAGAGACGGACATTCTGTTTATCGTAGACTGGTCTGGTTCCATGGAAAACTATATAAACGCAGTAAGGATGGCAATGAATAGGTTTGCACAAGACTTCTCTGCAGAAGATAAACTGAAGTGGGGACTGATCGTGGGACCAAAACTCAGAATAACACCAACGGGCAATGAGGAGATTCTTATATTGCAATCTGATATCGCAAACTTTGAAGATTTTCTAGTATCTTTCTCTGGTGTAGGTCAGTTTGACAACCAGACAGGACAGGAAATGCTTAGAGATGCGATATTGTTATCCATCGCCAACATTACGGGTAACCTTGGGTATGACTTCACGCAGGCTCGATGGGCAAACCGCGTGGGGTCTCGACCTGAACTCAAGTTTTTCAAAGTCAACTGGAGATCTAATGCCGACAGGGTCATTGTGCTTTTTAGTGATGAGTATTCCCAGTCTTTCCTTGTTCCTAGAGTCCAGTCGGACACAGTTTGGGATGCCCTGGATGCAACCCCCAACCTGAAGTTCTATGCATTCGCAGAGCGTCGCTCTCGTGTTTGGGACAACTTTGCTTCTCATGGTAATGGTCGCGTGTTTGAGTTGTCATCCAATCAGCAGCAAATGTATGACGACTTGATGTCCATACTGGATGAAATATGTCTTCCACCACAGGGAGAGCAAGAAGCGTACAATGATGTGCTCGACGGATTCATGACAGTTAAGAGCGACCAGATTGATAGGACACGAGGATCGAGATACGACTACAGTTTAGGTCTCTGCTGGTGAAGATAGAAGAAGTCGTTGTTGGTGGGTGCGTTTATGCTTTGATTAAGTCTTTCACCAACAATCTGCCAATTGTCTTGACCAGTACATGCCAGCCTACAGTTGATTTAAAGTTTGAGTCAAAGATAAGGATAGATCAACTACAAACGCATAGGCACTCAGAAGCGTGGTCAATGTTAAAGTTTCTGTGCGGTATGGACGGCTTGATAATTAATTCAAATTGTCTAGACTATGTAAGAGTCACCGAAGACACAATTAATTACAGCACTATAGATGTTCAATTTTCAAAATGTCACTTGTTTCCTGACCCGATTATTAACAATGAACTTGAAATTATGTCAGTTGAAAACGAGAACATGTACAAGATTCTTGATTTTATGAGGTTGAAATTTTGTGATGCGTCTAATTTATCTCCGATTTTCCCAAGAGAAACTTTTATTTCAACTATCGAAGCATTGAGCAAAAAAGAGATGTATGCACTTTCTTACCTCACAAAAGAACAGTTGACGAACTTCGAATATTCTGATACTATCAGTAGGTTCATAGTGGAAAAAGAACTACAGCACAGGGTTGATTTGCACAGACCTTTGATTACAAAAAGTGGAACTGCAAGGCGAAAACCAAAACTAGAAGTTACCGAAAGGTTTGTTTTGCCCATGCGTGAATTGATATATAAGAGCACTAAGAAGGTTAAGTACTATGGTAGAAAGAAACGAAACAACATTATCAAGACATATAGCAGGGATAATACCAGTTTCCAAAGTTCAGTCTGACATTGATCTCGTCCTTCACCCCAGCGTCATGCCTATAGCAAATAATTTTTATGCCATACAAAGAAGTATTGTAGAGTGTTCGTACGTTGGGTGTAAAACAATATGGATAGTGTGCGATGAATCTATATCTCCACTCTTGAAGAAGATATGTGGGGATTTTGTTTTGAATTTGGCTCAACACGAGAGGTCTAAGTTTACAAATTTCCCAACTCAGAACAGAACATCGATACCAATTTTTTACGTACCGATATCTTATAAGAATATGAACAAAAAGGGACTTGGCGTATCTGTTGTCGAAGGTGTGAACGCAAGCTTTACCATAAGTGATAAAATGTCGAAATGGATTACCCCCTACAGGTACTACGTGTCTTCGCCTTATGGAATTTACGATCCTAAGATAACCCAAGCTAGATCTTTAGTTAAGTCATTCGAATCTTTCAGGTATACGTTTCAAGATAGTAGCGCACTCAGTGGGTGTAACATGGGGTTTAGTTTTAGTGCGAGGCAGTTCAAGCATTGTTCCTATTTGTTCAAAAAAATAAATGTTAAAAGTCACTATAGTCTTGACATGGTCTTCAATAATGATATAATGTATGAAAACAATGAATCAATTGAGCTAGATAATTACAGAGACATTTCATCCTGGCAGGGGTATCAAGACATGATGCACCAACCTCTGGAGATAAAGTCAGACTGGAGATATTGTTTCTCTGCTGCGATGAAAAATTGAAAGGATTAGAATGAAAACAGAACCTAAAATACCCTTTGTTGGGTTGCATGCACATTCCGTTGCGGGATCTATATTTGATGCACTGGGGTATCCGCAACAACACATGGACTATGCGTATGAAAATGGAATGGATGCCTTGGCACTAACTGACCACGGAAATGCTAATGGATTGGCATATCAGGTTATTCATGCCAAGAAGATGATGAAAGAGGGTAAGCAGTTTAAACCAATATTTGGTTGTGAAGCATATTTCGTGCCAAGTGTTGCAAACTGGAAGAAGGACTACGAGAAGGCCAGGGAAGATGCTAAGAATAAAAAATCATTAGAATCTGCGAAGTCAGGCGCGACAGTTGAAAACGAGGCTTCAAAGAAGCAGATGAAGTCCATCCTCAACAGGAGGAGTCACCTCATACTTGTTGCCCAAAATCAAGAAGGACTACAGAATATCTACAAGATGATATCAAAGTCGTACATGGGTGACAACTTCTACAGATATCCAAGAATTGATTATGCGATGTTAAAGAAACACAACAAGGGCGTAATCGCAGCGTCTGCTTGTCTCGGTGGTGTTTATGCTGGTGACTTTTGGCAGAATAGGGACTATGGCGAAGACGCCGTCTTAGACGCGATGCGCACTACTACACAAAAGATGCAGTCTATCTTTGGGGATCGATGGTATGGGGAGTTACAGTGGAACAACGTACCCGAGCAACATATTCTTAATCAATTTATAATCCAGATGCACTACGAGTTTGGTATTGATTTAATTTCTACTGCTGACTCACACTATTACTCACCAGACGCCTGGAAAGATAGGGAGTTATATAAACGTTTGGGTTTCCTCGGACGCAAGGTAGAGTGGTTGAGTGATGAGTTACCTATTGATGTTGATGAGATTGGGTATGAACTTTACCCCAAAAATGGTGATCAGATGTGGGAGAGTTACAAAAAATATTCATCATTGTGCAATGTAGAGTATGATGATAACTTGGTGTTGAACTCGATCTCTAGAACCTATGATATCGCACACAATAGGATTGAATCTTTCTTACCAGACAACACTGTTAGGTTACCAGATTTTGTTGTACCAGACGGTAAATCTGCTGGTCAGGCATTGGCTGTTTTGTGCGTTGCGGGTGCAAAAGAAAAGGGGTTCGCTGATAAGAGAGAGTACATCGAAAGACTTAAGTATGAAGTGAATGTAATTGACGAACGAGGTTTCAGTAAGTACTTCCTGACGATGAAGAAGATTGCAGAGGAGGCAACGAGGATGCAGTTAACAGGCGCAGGCAGAGGTTCTGCGGCGGGTTCTCTGGTTGCTTATGCCCTTGGTATCACTCAAGTAGATCCGATCCGCTATGGTCTACAATTTGAGCGTTTTTTGACAAAAGGTGGATCTGGATATCCAGACATTGATTATGATGTTTCTGATCCTATGGTTCTAAAGGAACATTTGATTGATGAATGGGGTGATGATGTTGTGGTACCTATCACAAACTGGAACACACTACAGTTGAGATCGCTCGTTAAGGACATCTCTAAGTTTTACAAGATACCATTTACCGAGGTCAACGCCGTTACAAATAGGATGGTGTTCGAGGCTACGCCCTTAGCGAAGAAGGAGCACGGAATAACTGCTGGCGTTTACAACCCAACTTTTGAAGAGTTGATGAAGTATTCCGAATCACTCCAGAAGTTTTTACAGAAATACCCAGAAGTAGAGACGCATGTCAACGCTCTTTATGGGCAAACACGCTCTGCATCTCGTCACGCTGGTGGCGTTGTGATCGGAGAGAATTTGAATGAATGGATGCCACTAATAAACTCGGGTGGTGTTAGGCAGACACCATGGTCCGAGGGGCAGAATGTCAGGCACCTGGAAACTATGGGATTCATTAAGTTTGATATTCTGGGTTTGGCATCGCTCCGTATGATGGAGGATGCGATAAGACACGTACTAGTTAGGTATGAAGGGGTAAAGGATCCTACGTTTCAGGACATTAGCGCTTTTTACGAATCTAGACTGCACCCAGAGAAGATCGATTTGAGCGACGAGGAGGTATGGAATAATGTTTTTCACCAAGGGAAGTGGGCAGGAATATTCCAGTTTACAGAGAATGGCGCACAAGACTTCTGTAAGAATGGTCGTCCTAACAACATTACGGACCTTGCTGCCATTACTTCTATTTATCGCCCTGGTCCGCTTTCTGCAGGTGTTGACAAAATGTATATCGGCGCTAAGGAAAACCCTGAAGATGTAGAGTATCTTAACAGTTACGTTAGGGATGTAACTGAAGAGACTTATGGATTTCTTATTTTTCAGGAACAGATCGCGATGCTTGCTCACAAGTTGGGCAAAAACCTCTCTCTTGATGAGGGAAACAAGTTGCGCAAATTGTTAACGAAAAAAGGTACAGGCGCTGCTCAGGCAGAGATGGATAAAATTTACGACAAGTTCAAGCGTGGGTGCTTGGAGAAGGGAATGAAAGCACATGAAGCTAAAGAGTTATGGGGTAAGTTCGAGTATTTTTCTGGTTACGGTTTTAATAAATCTCACGCTGTCTCCTACTGCGTACTTTCTTTTCAATGCGCTTATCTTCTACATTATTATCCTGAATGCTGGTTAGCAGCATTCCTGGACAAGGAACCTGATAAGCGCAAGGAGCGCGCTATCAATGTTGCTAAGTCGTATGGGTATAAAATTGAACCACTCAATATAAACACTTCTGGTGTTAGGTGGGAGATCAGTGAAGACGGTAAGACATTGATTCAACCACTCTCTTCAATTAAAGGTCTTGGCATGACAGCCATAGAGCAGATAATTAACAATCGACCATTCAATAAGATTGAGGACTTTCTGTTTAACGAGAATGTGAAATACTCGAAATTGAACAAGAAGGCTGTGTCAGCGTTGTGTCTCAGCCAGGCGCTAAATTCTTTGATGGATGAGAGGTTTACGGGACTTAAGCACTTTTGGTCAGCAGTGGCTGTGAACCGCCCACGGAAGCAGTCAGTTCTAGAAGAGAACATAAGAGACTACGCGCCAGAAGGTGATTTTTCAGAGGAGGAGAAGTTACAGTACCTTGTAGATCTGGTCGGCATCTTTCCAATGAGCACCGTCGTCACAGAGCAGTTGCAAGGTAGAATTGATGAGTTGATGATACCACCAATATCAGAGTTTGATGCAGAACTTCAGGTTTGTTGGTTTATTCCAAGAGAAGTCTTGCAAAAGAAGACAAAAAATGGTAAGTTGTTTTATGTGGTTAAGGTGATCGATTCTAATTCGGAGGAGAACACTATCAAATGTTGGGGTGTTGACCCGAACAAAGACAAGATTTACGTGAACAGGCCTTACATGGCGCGCCTTCACTGGGACGCACAGTGGGGATTCAGTACTAGATCAGTTAGAAAAACTTTTAGAATGTTAGCATAGGAGAAAAGATGCCCAGAGTAAAGAAAAACAGAACTGTCTTTTGTGACATAGACGGGACAATATTTAAGTATCGAAGGTTTAATTCATATAAAACCACTGCACCAGAATTAACCCCAGGAGCACTGGAAGAGATGAAGAGGTGGAAGCGCGATGGGTGCATGATTGTGCTTGTCACTGCTCGACCAGAGGAACTAAAGAATCTAACGGTTAGAGAACTCTTGGACAACAACGTGCCTTGGGACAGGTTGATCATGGGCGTTGAAAGAGGTCCCAGATACTTGATTAACGACATGGATCCTAGCAGACCAGGGTTACGAGCGATTGCATATAATTTAGATAGAGATGAGGGTATGAAAAATATCATTGTCGGTGAAACAGAGGAGTATATTAGATAATGAGACAAGTTAGAGTTTACAAGACAAGAGAGAGTGCAAAGGTGCCTGAAAGGGCGCATGCTACTGACGCAGGTATGGATTTTTTCTTTGCCCCATCCGAGGGGGTGGCAGCAAGAGTGAAGCCATCGCAGAGTGTGCTGCTTGAGACTGGTGTGAAGATTGAGGTACCTCCAGGTTGCATGCTTCAGATCATGAACAAGTCAGGTGTTGCCACCAGGACACAACTGATCACTGGCGCATGCGTCGTGGACGAGGGGTACGACGGCGAAGTGTTTGTAAATCTCCAGAACATAGGGGAGGACATTCAGTATATCGAACCTGGTCAAAAAATCGCCCAGGGAGTTTTTGTGAGAATTGAAAAGCCAGAAATGCGAGAGATCAAGGATGATGCCGTCTACGGTGGCACAACTGCAAGAGGTCATGGCGGATTTGGGTCGACAGGCACATGAGCGCCAAGAGGAAACTTATGAGATCTAAAAAGAAGCAAGCAGAGAAAGACATGGAGCGCAAGTTGGGTCTTTTCGACAAACTGCCAGATCATTGCTTGACTTGCTTCGCGCCCTATGATAAGATGAATAAAGAACAAGTAGAAACATGGAATGTTGTGGTCAGAGAGAAAGAAGGTCGAGTAAACCTTTATTGTCCAGATTGCTGGAGCAGAGCAACGAATCTCGTGAAGGAAATAGAAAAGGAAACAAATGAAAAGACAAACACATAGTTTTGATGACGTGTTACTGGTTCCACAGTACAGCGACATTGAATCTAGGTCCGAGGTAGACTTATCTCGACAGTTGGGTTCAAGTACTTATCGAATACCCATCATGTCGAGTCCTATGGATACAGTTACGGGTCTGAATATGGCTTCCGTCTTCGGTGAAATGGGAGGCCTCGCCGTAACACACAGATACTGCGACATGGTTGAGCAATCGAAGATGACACCATTTAGTGCCGCAGCAGCGATTGGAGTTACGGATGATTACATGGAAAGAATAGAATTCCTTAATAACGATTCGGGCGTGACCACGTTCTGTCTCGACGTTGCGCATGGGCATCATGCATTAGTCGAGCGAGCGTTGAAGTCGATTAGGGACAAATACGGAAACGGACTTGACCTAATTGCAGGAAATGTCGCTACCCCAAGGGGATATGTGGCACTGTCCGAGTGGGGTGCTGATGCAGTGAGGGTTGGTATTGGTGGAGGATCGATATGCTCCACGAGGGTGCAGACGGGACATGGAGTGCCAACGTTTGAATCTGTTTTGACTTGTAGTTATGAAGACGGTGCAGTAATTATCGCTGACGGGGGAGTCAAGACTGCGGGCGACATCGTTAAGGCTCTCGCCGCAGGTGCAGACTTTGTTATGCTTGGTTCTATGCTGGCAGGCACGGACCAAAGTCCAGGACAAGTTTTTCAGTCTAGTGATGGAAAAAAATACAAAGTATATAGAGGAATGGCATCAGTTGAAGCACAGAGGGACTGGAGAGGAGAGGCAAGGTCTTTAGAGGGAATATCCACAACTATCCCGTATAAGGGTTGTGTTGTAGACATTGTGGAAGGACTCCTGCAGAACATAAGATCTGGTTTGTCGTATTCTGGTGCCCGCAACATTACTCAACTTCAGGCAAAGTCGGAGTTCATCGCCCAGTCGTCTGCATCCCAAGTTGAAAGTAGTACGCATATCTTGAGGAGACTTTGACATGATGGAAGCAGCGGCCGCAGCAATTGTATGGGCGGCAATAGTCGCAACACTGTTCTGTCTACAGGACTTCGTCAGATACATTAGGAATCGATATTTTCGATGAATTACTACAGGTACGGCAAAGAGGAAAAGAAAATAACGTTCGCAGATACTGATAAGCGTCATGCTGAATTGAGGTTAAAACTAAGAAGAGACGGTATGAGTCAAGTTGACTTCTTCAAGTCGATGGTGACGGGATACATAAATAATGACCCAAATATTGTTATGTACATTACAAAAATAAAACAAGAAAAAGGTAAAATTGGAAAAAAGAAAATTACTAAACAAAATGAAGACATCAAACAAGGAAATCAGACCCTTCAAGATCTCGGGATCACCAGTCAGGATATTGACTTTGTCTTTGATTTGATTGAAAGAGGAGACGATGAGATATAATGAGTTGTTTACCAGAGTGCGCTAAGAAATGCAAGAAGCATGCTGTGTCTTGTCCGAATTCTGATTGTAGAATGTGGATGGACTACGAAGAGGACAACAATTGTTGCCTAATATCCATAGAGGAGAAAGGTAAGGACGGATCTGATAAGGGACTGACTTTGCATGAGGTTGCTGACAGATTACAACTAAATTATTTGAAGGTCAGGCAGATCGAATTGAACGCGCTAAGAAAACTATCAAATAAACCAAGCATCAAGGAACTAATAGGTGACATCACCTAATTTTAATATACTTTTTAAAACTTTAATATCTATTTATTACTGTTAACACAAAACTTATTTTTTCATAAGGAGAAAGACATGTCAAACGATAAGAAAAAAGCGTTACTAAACGAACAAACCACCAAGCGATTTTGGAAACTTGCAGGACTTAAGCCAATTCACGAAAAGGCATATATGTTCGAGGAAGATGAAGATCTCGAAGAAGGCATGGACCGCGCCAAAGAAGACGACGATAAGGACGTCAAGGAAGAAGGCATGGACCGCGCCAAAGAAGACGACGATAAGGACGTCAAGGAAGAGGTAGAAGAAATCGAAGAAACTGAAGAAGTTGATGAGATGGGCATGGCTCCACCAATGGCTGATGAAGATGAACCTGAACCAGAGATGGATATGGGCGACGAAGGTCCAGAAGACGGACAGGACGTCGAGGTTGATGTACCAGAGGGCGACGTTGCTTCTTTGAAGACTGCCCGTGACATTCTTGATCAGATCTTATCTGCTGTTGACGGCGGCGGCGATGAAGACGAACCTGAGATGGGATTGGGCGACGAGGATGCTCTTGAGGAAGATTTTGACGATGACCTCAACGAGGTTGACCAAGAAGAACTTGAAGAAGTCGCAGAGAGAATTGCTGCCCGCGTTGCAAAAAGAATCCAGGAATCTTTTATCAATAAGAGCAACAAGAGCAAGAAGTAATATATTTTTTACTTGACCTCATAGAAAGGACATAGTAGTATTTAACTATGGAAATAACCTACGCTTTATTTTGGTTTTTAACTGGAGCAGTGCTCAACAGAGCACTCTCCACTTTCTTCAACCAACGAGAACAGAGAAACGCTATAGTGTCTATCATGTCTCAGTTTTTATCAATATCATTACATTTCAAAGACCAGATGCAACTTGCTTTGGATATGAAGAAGAAGTTTCTCATGGAGTCGGAACTCGATTCAGATGAAGTCAATGCTGCGTGTCTTGAGGATCAGAAAATAGTCGATCAGTGGATGGTGGTTTGCACCACTGTGATATTGAAAGGAGCGCCTAAAAGTTATGTAAAATATTTTCAAAAAACAGATTTTAAAGATTTCAAAAGTAGTGAGTAAAGGAGTGACAATGGATATTGTTGGGTGGCGAGAAAGCAAGAATGATGACAAGACTGTTATTTGCAGGATTCAATTAAAATACAAGGACGGCCGTAAAGTAAGGTCCTTATTAAATCAGTTAAATGAATGGGCTCAGTGTTCAGAAGGGTTTAGTCCCAAAAACAAAGAATCTATTCTAATTTTACAAAAGAAATTTCAAAGTGATAATAAGTGGAAATCTTTCTTGAGAACGTTTCCGTTTAGGATTGTTGAGAAGACTCCAACTAACAAGGAGAGAGTTTACAATGCCAAAAAAATTATCTAAACACAGGTTTGGAGAGTTCGTGGTTCCGCGAGAGTATTCTAAGAAGAAGAAAAAGAAAGAGAAACAGGGGGAAACTCTTGAGGAATTGGCACAAGACTTCGCAGATGAAGTCGTCGACTCCGCAAAACAACCCATCTACATCATCAATAACATCGCAGGCAAGGATGATAAAGATGATATAAGGGCGATCAACTGCTATGGAGACATAACAGAGCGCATGGCCGCCGAAGTCGTTCAGGCGATGCTCTATTTCAATCACACCAAGACTGATGTGGTGGAGGCGGATGATGGCAGCGTTATGGAGGTCAAGAGGCCGTTCAAAATGTATGTTTCCACCCACGGTGGAATTGTATCAGATATGTTTTCCATTATTGATATTATGGGAATGGTCAAGCAGGACTGCGACATTGAGACCATTGGCATCGGAAAAGTGATGTCTGCTGGCGTGTTAATTCTTGCGAGCGGTACCAAGGGCAGTAGGAAGATCGGACGCAATTGTAGGGTTATGCTCCATAGTGTGATCAGTGGCCACCACGGATCATTCCCCAATATTGAGAACGAGATGAAGGAGACAAAAGAACTTCAGGACATGTACTTCAATTACCTCTGCTCGTGTACAAAGTTGACCAGGAGTAAGATTAAAAAGTTACTTTTAAACAATGTTGACGCCTATTTATCTGCAGAGGAAGCGATCAAATACGGGATCGCAGACGATTATCTATGAACGATTTAGACCTTTTAGTTGAGATGTTCGCCAAAGCAGGGAAACCTGTGCTGGAGAAAAAGTCTACTAGTGAGAGACCAACCATAACTTATGAACCAATTGTTTTAGATTTAAATTGGATGAATGACTACAAGGAGGCAACTGCTCCTGAGTCTAGAAAAAGACTCATGAAAGCTGTAAGCAACATGGGTGTCGGAAACATACTGCAGTTGGACCAATTCATAAATAGTATGAACGACCTCCTGAAGCAGCCAATAAACATAGAGAATCACGTAGAGACGATTGCGAAAGTAGATGTTCTTAGAACACTGCACAATCTTATTGCAACTAAGCAAGGAGCATCAGGCAAAGGATTTCAGTTTGAAATTTTTATTGCTGATGTTTTTGGTGGTAAGGTAAAGACTTCAACTGCTACGAACATTGCAGATGTAGAGTTTGAGGGATCTGGTGCCCAAGTTTCGTTAAAGTTCATCGCTAAAGGTTCAAAGGTTTCTGGATCTTACGAGAACCTAATAAGTGCACTCCAAAAACACGGGCAAATCATATATATCATCGGAGAGAAGGACGAAAAGTCAATACACTTTTATCAGTTTGTGATGAATGAAGATGTCATTGCAAGGTTTGAATCCTTTATGGCAAAGCGGATTAGGAGTAGATTGGTCAAAGGTAGGAAGAATGTAGAAGGTGCGACAGGCGGCACTTTTGTTTTGAAGAAGGAAGAGGAAATTGAAGCAAACAAGGATGTCTACCAGTATAAAGAACTTGGCGTAATAAGCATGGAAGGTGCCGTTGCAAAAACGCAAGAGATGTTTCAGGCTCTGGATGCTAAATTTCAAAACATTTTCTCTACATTGCAAGAACTTAACGAAGCAGCGCAAAGATTTAAGACAGACGCTAAAGCAACAAAAGATGCTGAAGCAACCAAAGCAACTGCAAAAGCAACCGCTAAAAAGGCAGATGCTACAAAAGCAGCAGCAGAAAAAATCTAACAAACCACTTGACATATAGTGTATACTTGATTATAATATAACCATACAAAGTGAGGTAAAATGAAACAATATTCTGATGGTAAGGATCTCCACAAGTTGATGCTTGGCGGAGTTAACACCCTTGCCGACAACGTAGCGTCAACATATGGACCCAAGGGTCGTAATGTTATTTTAAGGAAAAAAGATGGAAGACCAGTTATTACAAAAGACGGAGTCACTGTTGCGCGATTTGTCAATCTTGAAGATCCGTTCCAGAATGCGGCAGTTGAAATTGTCAAGCAGGCGTCGGAAAGAACAAACTCAGATGCAGGAGACGGAACTACAACGTCCACAATTCTAGCAAGAGCGGTGTTTTCCAAGTCTTTAGAACTTATTGAAAAGGGGCTAAGTCCTGTCGAGGTGAAGAGAGGTCTAGACAAAGTTTGTGACCTGGTCTGCGATAAGATCACTGATGCATCAAGACCGATAACAAGCGTTGAGGACGTTGCTTTTGTAGCAAAGATATCCGCTAATAACGATCAAGTGATAGGCGATCTTATTGCGACCGCAGTTGATAAAGTTGGCAAAGGAGGGTCAGTAACTATTGAGGATGGCCGTTCCACTGATACCACCTTGGATCTTGTAGAAGGATTTAGGTTTAGATCAGGATACCTATCTAATTATTTTGTAACCGATGAGAGAAGAAATGTTTGTAGATATGAGAGCCCTTTACTTTTCTTGTGTGACGCCCAGGTTGACCAAGTACAACTTATTCTACCAGTTTTGGAGATTGCCGCAAGAGAACAAAAACCGTTAATCTTTATATGTGACGATGTCGAGGGTCAAGCGCTGTCGGCACTAATAATGAACTCAGTACGTGGGTCCATGAAAGTCGCAGCAGTCAAGTCACCAAAATATGGCGAAGAGAGAAAATCTCTGATGGAAGACCTGGCTGTCGCAACAGGTGGCAAGTATTTTAAAACCATGTTAGGCGAGGAAGTAAAGGGGGTCACGATTAACGACCTTGGAACTTGCAAGACTATAGAGATATCGAAGTATGGCACCATTGTTGTCGGCGGCGGCGGTGATCACTTAAGCTTGTTATCTAGGGTTGAAGACCTAAAAGAACAAGTTAAAGATGCTGAGACTCTCGTAGATGCAGAGCAGATTCAAGAAAGAATAACAAGGTTGTCAAGCGGGGTTGCTGTCATTAGGGTTGGTGCTCCAACTGAAGTTGAAATGATTGAAAAGAAGCATCGCATCGAGGATGCACTTGAAGCTGTTCGATCTGCCCAAGAGGGCGGTGTGGTTTGCGGCGGCGGACTGGCACTGTATAGAATATCTCAAAGCATAATGGAGGACATCAAAGAACTAGATTTGACCGAAGACCAAATGTTTGCAGCAGACATATTTTTAAATGTGTTGCAGTCCCCCATTGCTACTATGGCTGATAACGCAGGTTTTGATTATGACACGATCCAAAGCCAAATTGAGAGTGAATCTTCAAATGTGGGATTTAATTTTCTTAACGGGGAAGTTGTAGATATGTTCGAGTCTGGAATCATAGATCCAGCAAAGGTAACTATTAACGCATTAAAAAACGCAGTCTCGGCAGCAGGAACCTTACTGACCACCAATTATGCAATTATAGAAGAATGATTGACATTTAAGGTACTATTTATTACAGCGTTGCTTTTGGAGGGTTCATAAATGTCGGATGGTTTAAATAACGACTTGATTCTTGAGTTAACTAGAAAGTTAGATAGGTTGTGTTTGTCGATCGATACGGTAAGAGACAGGCAAGATGAAATGATAGAAAATGTTGCCAAGATCAAAGAGGCCGTCTACAACCCTGATGAGGGACTCTACGCCAGAATTCGCGCCCTAGAAGCGTGGAAAGACACCTCTTCTAAAGTTATTTGGACACTCTTCACTGCTGTGATTGCACTTTCAAGCGCACTAGTAATTAAACTTTTTTGATAAACAAAGGGGATAATAAATGATGATAACACTGCAATGTGTTTCTAGGCAATCTAACTTCAAAAGGGGACTTGTCAGGGAGACATTTGTGACAAGTCCAATATCTATAAACACAAATTCAATTATATCAGTTACACCATCCGCGACTCAAGACATTAGAGAAGTTAACGGTAAAACGTCTGACAATTATCACTTTACAGAAGTGGTATACTCGATTGGCCAGTCTGTTGCGAGAATAATCGTACTTGGAGAATATACACAAGTGGTTAAATCAGTTAGTGACACAAGGGTCTTGCTCAATGGATAATTATCTTATTTATGGAAGATCCTCGTGCCCCTACTGTACCCAGTCCACAAAACTGCTTGACACTCGTAATCTTAAGTACAGTTTTTTTGACCTTGAGTTTGACAGGGATTTTTTGAATGAAGCAAAGGCATTTTATAATCATCGAACGGTGCCTATTGTCTTGAAGATTGACGGAAAATCTGGTATTGTAAAGTTCATAGGTGGATGCGATGATTTGAAAGGCGAATTGAATGATCAGTTGTGATTTGATGTCGATATATGAGCATGAGGGCATTAGTAAATTTTCAAAGGGCAAAACAAAAAAGGGTAGATATCACGGCAGCATGTTCTGGAACTTACCAGGATTCGCAAGCAAGAAGTGGGTCGTTGCCGCTAGGATACAGATCAGCGACCACGTTCCCGCGTCAATAGACGACCAGGATTTGATTGAAGGGTGTATGGAGTATCTAAACACTCCGCCGCCAAGAAAGAAGTTTCAAAGAAGGACTAAGAAACCAAAGTACGGCAATCTTGAACTACATAGAGGTAAAGTGGTTCGCAATAAGCATGGATTATATATCAGCGCACTGCTCATAACTGAGGAAAGAAACAGCAAGCACTTTTGGGGTAAGGGTTTTGTCGGAGGAAGATAAGAGCATCAAGTTTAAATTTCAACCTGATGCGTTAGTAGATTGGAAAGAGTTGGCAGTACAGTACTTAGGATACAGTAATGAATTAATTAGATCCCACCTTTGTGATGACATGAAGGTTACAGAGGTGACAGCACATGAGTTGTATAAACTATCTGTCAATTCACTAATTTTCAGAGATTTTTTAAATGAATTGCAAGAGGTCGTGACCATTGATGAGCACGGTGCTCTGCACCTCACCGAGGAGGACATTGCAAATGTATGGAAGTGTTTGCTATCTTTGAGTGAGTCAAAAAAGTTTCTCTTGGATACGTCTCTAAGTTTGGAGAAGCACTGATGAAATACTTTGTTATTGGGACCACTCTTTTCTTTGTGGGGCAAATTTTAGGGTGGTTTCAGTTGAATGCTCAAAATATGTCAGAGTGGTGGAAAGATAAGGCAATTTTTTCTGCGGTTGTTTTGGGTGTTCCAACCTCTGTGTTGTTTTGGTATGGTTGGAAATACGTGATGCTTCACACTGAATCAGCGTGGTCCGCTAGGTTTCTTGCTTCTGCTGCTGGTCTTATAGTCTTTCCTGTTTTAACTTGGGTCTTTCTTGGAGAAACGATGTTTACATTTAAAACTATGTCTTGTCTCTTTTTGACAATAGTGATAATTTTTATTCAAATTTACTATTGACACTGCCCGCTTTTGTGTTTATAGTATTAATATGGTTGAGTTGCTTCGGGATTTAACCATAAAATGTAACTTGCTTAATGAGGAGGAAATAAAATGACACACGCAATTACTACATATAGACCTGGCCTTTTAGGCCACCAAGTTATCAACGAAGTGTTTGATAACTTTTTCAACGATGGGGATTTGTTCTCAAACGTTCTCAAGCAATCCACGAAGGGTTATCCAGTTGCCGACATTTATCGAGACGACGATGGTTCTACAGTTTTGGAGTTTGCTTTAGCGGGGTTCAAGAAGAAAGAACTCTCTATTGACATACAGCCTGGGAAGAGAACAATCACCATCACGGGACAAGTCGACGAGAAGAACGAGAAGCGGCAGCGAATTGCCAGGCGGAACTTTACTAGAACGTACGTGAACTACGACGACAATCTCGACTTGGCTGAGGCAGAGGCACAGTTCGAAAACGGATTACTCACCGTTAGAGTCCCGCCGCGCCCAGAAGCGCGACCCTTGTCTATTGCAATAAAATAGACAAACTGGGGGGGTTTTTGCCCCCCCTTCTCTTTGTAAACTACTACTTACTATAAACGGTGGTGACATGAAAGAAATTCAACAATACTTCGATTCTAAAATTCAAGAGAGAGATACGCGCTCAAGACAAGCAGGTATATATCAATTTTATATGATGCTTGGATACAAGGCCGAATCGGCGGGACAGAGTGGTTATCGAGGACTGGAAGATATCGTTGCTGACATTAGAGCAATTCCGAGCGTAACCGTTGTTACGATTATGGTAAAAAATCAAAAAATTTCAGAAACAGATTACATAGCAGGACTAAAGATTAAGTTCATACCTAGTCTACCAGGAGTGCTGCGATCACCAGAAGACGCCAAACTTAAAATTCTTAGAATGATAAAGCAAACCAAGGGCGTTCGTAAAATTTTTAAAATATCACAAGGATTTGAAAAGACTACAGTATGAACAGAGATCTTATTTTGCAGTACTTCGTAGAGTACCTAAAGGAAAAGGTTGCTTTAACTTTGGTATCTTTGAATCTGATGGAAAACCCAGAGGAAACAAAATTAACACTTTGCATAAATGATGGAGTCGAAAATAACAGTTTCGAGGGACGAGGCGTCGGGATTGTAGACGCAGGTTTTAATGCACTGCTAACGCACTACGGCAAAGAATACAAATCGCTAAATACCATAGAGTTGAGTGACCTGTATTTCCAGGTAGACCACTCCGACAGAAGGAACATCTCTTTAAAGTCCAAGACACTGATGAAACTGGAATTTAGAAATGACTCAAAAGATAGGACCTGCTTTAGTGAGAGGACGAACTCAATGAGTTTTACGGGAGTTAGTGTGCTGGTGAAGGCGGTTGAGTTTTACGTAAATTGCGAACTTTTGTTTAAAAGATTGAAGTTCTTGATAAGAGATGCTGAAAGTCGAGGCAGGGCAGACGTCGCATCAAGGTACAAGTATGCACTCTCCAAAGTGGTGGAGGTAACCAGTTATCAATCTATCGCCTAAGTTTTTGGAAAAAACGTCCCTGATATTGTGGTCATTAATTTTGACATCAGCAGTAATTTTCTACAAAGATTACACACAAGGAAACGAAAAACAACAATCAGACTGTTCTTGCGCTAGAGACTAATTACTTATGTGGTAAGATCTACTAAAAGGGAGCCTAGAGTTGGAGACCTGGTACATCACTGGATTTTCCCCAGACATGAATGGACGGCAATACTCCTAAAGATAGAGCACAAAGAGGACAGTTATGACGACAAAGCATTAGTCAAAATGGTCCCAGGGGTTAAGTACGAAGAATACTTTACCACACTGAGAAGATCCAGCAACGGCCGCGGATGGGTTCACAAGAAGTGGTTGTGGGTATACGATAATACAAGGACAGATGCTGAAATCATTGAAGCATTTTTCCACAGAAAGCAATAGAGTCGACTAAGTATATTGGGAGGTCATCGTTATGATATTAAAAATAGGGTCGAATGGCGACGACGTAAAAGAACTGCAATTGGCACTGCGAGAGTTGGGATACAACTGCGGAGACATCGATGGAGATTTTGGAAGGGCAACTCGCCTTCAGGTGGAAAGGTACCAAGAGGATAACGAACTGCTGCCTGACGGCATAGTCGGTAGTGGCACTCTGTCTGAGATAAGTAGGGACTTAGACAAGGCTGGTGCGGGAACATTTAAGTTTGAAATAGGTGACCACCCTGACCCAGAGGAACCGTCAGACAAGATGGACTGGGTTCGAGTCGAGGCAGACCAGGTTGATAGAAGTCAGGGATACAACAGGTTCTACCTGAGACAAGATGCTGCAGAATCATATAACGCCGCTAGGGAAGAAATACTATCTCTTGGTGGAGTCATCACTAGTTCTGGCGCGAAGAGGCCCCTCTCTGATTCAAAAAAAATGAAGTCTAGAAGCGTCAAGTCTCTGCACTATACTGGACTTGCTCTTGATTTGGCTCTCGACTCGGGGATGAATGATCCCAAAAGAGAAAGATACGTGATTGAAGAGGCTGGCGATAGAAGGTGGAACGTTTGGTGCAAGACAGACAACGAAGAAGTACCAGTTAGAGAAGTGATCGCTTACACATACCACCACACCAGGGTGCCAGTCAAGGCAAGAATGTTCTCTTTAACTGAAGTCTTCGAGAGACACGGATTTAAACCGATCAGGTCCAGAAGATACTTTATAGCAGGTGGTAACTACCTTGGTGCAGAGTGGTGGCACTTCCAGTATGAGAAGGCACTAACACCAGGCGTCTCTACTTTCGGTGGTGAACTGCTAAAAATTTACTCAATCGAGAAGTGTAGAAAGTTTGCGCCATGGGAAGATACAAAACATTGTATTTGGAAGGAATCTTGGTGGTAAAAACTGTTGACATTAAACAAAACTTAGGTTATATTGTATAGACAATAAGATGAAAGGTTATATTATGAATCTTGGATATGCATGCATCAACATGAATCTGTCCACACTTCCGAAGTCAAAGCGAGTTACGACTAATCGCTCTATGATTAAAAAGACTTTCCAAGAGAAGGGAATCGCGTACGCATCGGAGTTGGGACTGCAGAATTGCCAGGACCTTCTCGCCATCCTGCAGTGGAACGAGGCGAACGGAATCAAGTTCTTTCGTCTCTCTTCTGACCTATTTCCTTGGTCTTCAGAATATAGATTAAAGGACCTGCCAGACTACGAGGACATCGCATGGTGGCTAGACCAAGCAGGATTGTATGCATGGAAGCATGGTCATCGCATCACTACACATCCAGGACCATTCAACGTCCTTGGATCTCCGAGACAGGGTGTTGTTGAGAAGACTATTAAAGAACTAGAGACTCACTCAGAAGTTTTTGACCTGATGGGACTTCCAGATACTCCATACGCAAAGATCAATATTCATGTCGGCGGAACATATGGCGGCGATTTCTCAGGTACTGCCGACCGATGGTGTCGCAACTTCCTACGGTTGTCTCCCAATTGTCAAAACAGGATCACAGTAGAGAATGATGATAAGGCGTCCATGTGGTCGACTCGTCACTTATACGACTATGTACACAAGGTAATTCGTATCCCTATTGTATTTGACTATCATCATCACAGGTTCTGTACTGGCGACCAGACCGAAGGCGAAGCACTGCAACTCGCAGCGTCCACTTGGCACGGGGTCACGCCCGTTGTTCACCTGTCGGAATCAAGAAGAAAAGAACAGCAAGATAGCAAAATTAAAGAACAAGCACACTCAGACTATATTTACAATCCTGTTGATAATTACGGTGTGAATTATGATATGATGCTTGAGTGTAAGAAGAAAGAGTTGGCACTATTGAAGTACAGAGACATACTAAACATTGGAGAAGAGAATGGTACAGAAGAAGAGGCATGTTGCTAAGGCGTTGACGTGGAGAATTGTTGGTACACTTGACACCTTTTTGTTGGCTTGGTTACTAACGGGAAGTATTGAGTTTGGCGCAGCGTTTAGTGGCATAGAGATACTCACCAAAACGGCGTTATATTATTTACACGAAAGAGTTTGGTACAGAACAAGGTGGGGAGTTGACAAATAGTTGTTGGTGGATTGTATAGATTGCATGAGTTGGCAGTAACCACAGACATGAGTATTGTCGGAGAAAGGTTGCTGGGAACTTGTGTTGTCCTTGATATTGAAAAAGAAAGACTAAAACTGTTGATAGGCGACGTGGTATACTGGCACAGCAAAAGTATGGTGAGATTAGAGAAGATATGTGGAAAGGTCGATTAGTAAAATATGTGCACTGGCATAGTGACCCACTACTTTCGCCAAAAATTAAGTTCGGTATTGCCTTGACAGATCCAAACGAAGTTGGTAACATGCAGGTGGCCTTTGGGACTCAAAAAATGTGGATTTGGTCTAAAGATTTGGAGTTTGTAAGTGAGTGTAATGGACAGCCCGATTGACTGGAAACAAATTGTTACGATGGAGAACAAAGAGATTTTCATACTCTGCGTAGTGTGTCTTGGAATTTTACAATGCTACCTACTCTGGAAAACGAAATAAGATGCTGAAGAGATACAATGTAAAGCCAGGCGATATGATTGTAACAGATGTTGGATCTGGTATTATAACAAAAGAAACGAGAGCCTACTGGTTCTACCTGTTTAAGAATAGAATCAATAGAATCAAAAAAACACACTTTTGGCAAATGGTAGATTGTGGCACGGCCAGAATAGAATATGCAGAAAATAAAAAGTATAGGAGAGAACAAAGGAAATATAGAACTTTAGATGTAAGAGGTATTAACAGAAATGATTTGTCAGTTTGTTTGGGTGATTTTTTAGATTTTGTGTCAATGCCATCTAGTGTGGTTTTCGATAAAAATGATTTCACAAAAGTGAATTTTGTCAAAAATAAACTAACAGAATTAGGTTATAATCATTATGAGGACACTGTGTATGGGATAGACAGCACCAGAGTCTTGAGGATAGTAAATTAGATGATTGAAGCAACGGTATATATATTAGGTCCAGATGGCATAACAGACAGGACATCTGCATTTAACTGCAAGTCAAGTAATTTTGAAAACTACTTGACTTCCTTGTACGGTAGTGATAACATGGAGAACATTGAGTGGGACATTTGGGAACCACCAGAAGAAGAAGGTCTCGAAGAACTAGAGACTGACATTGAAAATGATATGTGCAAATTTTTAAAGCGCAAAGCAAAAAGAAACCATAAATAATAAAGGAGAAAAAATGGGTAAGAAAACAATTGCAAAACAGGGTCGAGAGGTAAAGGTACACTACAAGGGTAGTTTTAAAGACGGAACGATCTTCGATAATTCATATGACAGGGGGGAAGTGCTTAGTTTTACGGTGGGCGCAGGCGAAATGATTCCTGGTTTTGATTCCGCTGTAAACGGCATGAAGGTTGGAGAAACCAAGACTGTGACCATTGAGCCAACTGAGGCATATGGCGAGCATAATCCCGAAGGAGTCAGGGCGATTGACAAGCAGAACTTTCCAAATGATTTTGATTTTAGTCCTGGTGTTATGATTGAGGGCCAAGTTGGCGACCGCCCAGTGAGGGGTATCATTCAAGAGGTCGAAGGCGAATCTGTCGTCGTAGATTTTAATCACCCAATGGCTGGAAAGAACCTCAACTTTGACATTGAGTTGATCGAGGTTAATTAAAATAAACTTTCTAGACCATATCAATACTATTTACTATGATATGGAAAGGGAATTTGAAAGGGGAGAGGAAGTCTTTATCCGAGATTTCCCACTGGGTAAGGCGCTCAACATCCAAGGGAAGATAGTTGGGTTCCTACCTGGTGATTATTATAACGTTTTATTGATGACTGGTTTGAACGAGGGAAAAATTCACAAGTTTAAATCATGGAGTTTGGTTAGGGAGAAAGATGTCGAAAGAATGGAGAACGGGTCCAGGTTATCGCTGGAAGGATGAAAAAACTTCTGGGTATGCTATTGATAACTTAGACACCAAGCAACTCTCGGAACTCAAACAAAACTGCGACTTGTTCGAGAGGTTATTCATTTTAACCAGGGAGGCACTGCAATCCTATGAAGAACTTGATCGCGGATTTAAAGGTGATAGTCTTGATGTTTGTCATCATATCAGTCGTTACATTACACAAAATCGTAAGCACATTCAATGAGAAAAAGACTTAAACCAAAAGAGGTATACCCAGGCATGCTCGTTGGCATAGACGCAAGGATATTTTCCAAGTTTCTCGGAGAAGATATCTCGTCTAAGGTAGGTGTAATTGTCAAGACCATTACGAAGAAGCAGTACCGCGTAGCTTGGACCACGGGGGAGCAGGAGGATGTGTGGATTTGGCAACTCATAAAGCGCTCAGAGCAATAGGGCAAATGCTCTTGCAAGATGGATACGGTTTCAAACTATTTTTTATATTGATATTGTTTTTTTGTTGTGCTATTGTTAGTTATGGTTACAGGGACTGAAAAATGACTGAGATTAAACAAGGTGAAGCATTGCTTTTTACAGGAGACTATGATCTCTTTGGGACTAATTGTAATGGTCTTGAAGGAATGTTTTATAAAGAAGTTTATGGCGACAAGTGTCTTGTATTTGTTCCCACTGTTGATGAGTGGGCGGAACCAAGCTGGTCAATTATTGAGAGAAAGAGGGAAGGGTACGTTCCAAAGAGGTATAAAGAGTTGTGCAAGCGAATCTCAGAGTTGAGGATTACTTTTGGAACGGGATAATAGAAATCTACTGTGCCTCGATACCATGCTATTGGCAGCACCGCTTATCGTAGGAACTTTGTTTTACGGTGGTCTTATCGTCACAGAAATCGGTTTGAAATCAGTGAGGACTTTAATATGGGGAAAGAAATGAAATTGTTACTGTCACTTTTATCTAGTTTGTTGTTGTCCGGCTGTTTGCTTATACTGGATAACGATTGTGACACAGATGACCCAGATTATTCTCACACCGAGTATGACTGTTATCATGCTACACGAGCAGTTGAAGTCTGCGACGGCCGTTATTGTTGGGAAGAGTGGCGAGAATCTAGAGTCTGTGACGAGCATCACATTTGTTTTCAGAGATAGAGTTTACAGTGACTAATTTAAAAGACAGCAGGATTATAAAAAGTATCTCATTTTTGCATGGAGAAGAGCGGGCGATTGTTGAGGCGGATAAGAATGGCACGTTCAGGGTTCCAGTTACCAAAGTTGTTGAGGGGCGAGTGAAGACCCAGTATAAGAACCTTTCCGCGTCAGAGATAATCGCACACCCATCTATCATGCATGCAGATCCAGTACTAACTTTGAAAAGTGGGGAAAAAATTAGAGTGTTCGACGGTGGAGATGCATCGTATCTGCCTGCCATGTCTCAAGGCATAATCGAAAGGCATGATAAGTTTGAAATGCTCCGACGTAAGTTTGAGAAAAAGAAAAAGGCGCTGAAAGAAAAGCAAGCGAAGTCGACAAGAAATTCAAAAAAGACTCCAATTATCCCTCCTTTCTCGCCGTACATTGCTGGCACGACTCAAAGAGACCCCAGCGATACGGATGAACATGACAACCCTTTTTACTGGGATGATGACAACGATGGGCTCCATTAACGGTGGCGTGTATGCATAGACAAGAATTCGATATTGGAGATATTGTTAAAATTTCAGAACCGACTAAGGACAATGGTCAACTCGGACTTGTAACTCAAAAAAAGAGAATACACGACTTACCTAGTGTTACTGAAGATTATTTTTGGCATAGGGATGAATATCGGTGCCAAGTGCAGATGACTAGTGGAGAGACTGAGTGGATACGCGCCAAGTTCTTAAAAATCATATCAAGGGCAGAAAGTTCTTGACTTTCTACAATATGTTTGATAGTATAAACACATAACGAAAGGACAAACATGCTTGAAGTAATTGGAGAGATCGTTGTTCTCGCTGCCGCAATTTTTATTGGAAGCGCTGCTTTCGATGCTTGGCGCAGAAGAGATCACTAAACATTAAGCCCTGGTAGCTCAGTTGGATAGAGCAACAGACTTCTAATCTGTGGGTCATAGGTTCGAATCCTATCCAGGGTGCTTTTTTTAAGGGATAAATATGAAGACGTACAAAGTAGAGTTCTTGAAGATCGACAAGCGATACAAAAGCGTGCTTGTAAATGCTGAAAGTAGAAAGGCAGCAATCGCCATGGCGAGAGACATGCGAGACGAGGACTTTGATGAGACAGAGACAGTGCAGGCAACGGAGTGCAAGACTAGAAAGATCTGGAGATTCTGGGACCTGTTTATGAAATCGACAAAAGAAGGAGAAAATATATGTTGAAGAGAATTTTAATTTGTGCCCTCGGGCTTTTGATCACTGTGCCGTTTACGGGTTGTCCGCAAGCATAAGGAGTACATGCAAATGTCATTGAAGACACCATTACGTTACCCAGGTGGTAAGTCGAGAGCAATCAAAAAACTAAGTCCAGACTTGCCGAAGAACTTCAGCGAGTTCAGGGAACCATTCCTCGGAGGTGGTTCAATGGCACTGCACGTCACACAGACACGACCAGATACAAAGGTCTGGGTCAACGATGCGTACTACAATTTGTATAACTTTTGGGTGCAACTAAGGGATAAAGGACCAGCACTACATCAAGAGTTGGCACGTATCAAGAAACCCATTGAGTATGTGACCAAACCCTTGAGAAAGAATAAGATCGACAAGTCTCAATGGGACAAGTCTATCCATGAAAACATTGGAAAGCACAGAGCATTGTTCAACAAGGCAAAGGCAGACATCGCAAGTGTGGATGACTTTACCAAAGCCGTATACTTTTTCATACTAAACAAGTGTAGTTTCTCAGGGCTTGGTGAGAGTAGTTCTTTCTCGGAACAAGCATCAGAGCAGAACTTTAGCATGACTGGTATTGACAAACTGCCAGCATATTCAAAGTTAATAAAGAGGTGGACGATCACCAACTTTGACTATGACTTCTTACTGAAGGCAAAAGGTGAGGATGACTGCTTTGTATTTCTTGATCCACCTTACGACATCAAGGACGACCTGTATGGGAAGAACGGAAACATGCACTCGGGATTTGATCACATGAAATTCTACGAGGACGTCACTGTTTGTAAGCATGATTGGATGATCACATACAATTCAAATGAAGTTTTAAGAAAACGATTTTCAGATTATTATTTTAATGATTGGGACTTGACATATACAATGCGTTCT